TGCGCCCACGCGAGGCCGACTGCTTGGGCCCCGCACAGGTAAACAGGCTCGATGGATGCGATTGTGCTCAGTGACCAGATTGCAGCCGGAACAGGGGCGATCTCCGGGATTTCCCGCAGAATCATGCCGTCCCACACCAGGGAATCACCGGTAAAGAGCGGGTTATCCACGCCACGAACTCGCGCATCCCTATTGGCGAGCATCAGGGCGTTGGTGGTCGGGTTATCCTCGGTCAGGTCTCTCCACGCTCTCGGCCCGATGAAGGCAACGTACCACTCCTGATCCATCTCCTTGACGTAAACGGGCTTCACCTTCGGGCTGGCAGCCTGGGCGATCCGTTTCATCAGGGAAAGGATGTTGGGTGAGAGTTGCGCTGCTGCTGTGACTGCGGAAATCGCAGAGGCGAATGTAGCGTGAGTCCCGAAAGCCGTAGTCCCGGCTACCAGACGGTCGCGGTTATCCGACTGCCAGGTGTCTCTTTGAGCATTTGTAGCCGTTGCAAAGGCCACATTTGCGACTTGACCAAGTGCAGTGGTGCAGGCATCCCGCAAGGTTTTTTGCGCCCATTCTCGCAACTGGACCCTTGCCGCGTTTCGCAGATCGATTACTGACTTCTGAATATCCCAATCGTCAACCGCCACCGCATGACGCAGAACGTCAACGATGAGCGTGTCGGAACGGGAGTTCAGCCGTTCTTCATTGCCCTTCAGGGTGGTGTTGCCGGTTACTCCAGCCCCGGTCAGCTCGTTGACCAGCGCCAAGGTAACTCGATCACCCCTTCTCTTGGTCAGTTCCTCCTTGATCTGGAAGATGGCAGCTTCGTTCGTCCCCATGTACCGCTTGTAGCGGGACATTCGAACGTAATCACGAAAGAACTCATCGTCCCAAAGTTGCGGAGTTAGACCTGTTACAGCATACGTCTGGGACATGCCTGCTCTCCGAAGTTAATGGGTTTGATTCCGCCCATAAGTCGGCGGCACTCAAAACATCGCCCATAAACTCGGCGGCAGTCGGCAGCGTTGCGCTGCCAAAGACCTTAAACGCCCTTAAAGATGGCGGCTCTTAATCATATTCAATACCTGTTTTCAGGGATTGTCAAATTTTCGACACCTAACCCTTCAGGATGTCGTCCATCGAAGTCGGGCCGCTATAGACCGGTCTGTTTACGCCCTTGCTTGGGGTCTCGGTCAGAGACCCAGGCAACGCAGCCCTTTCCTTCGCCAAAGTCTCTGCCTTGGCCTTCAGTTCCTCCTCAAGCCTAGCCCTGACCTCAAGCTCGGTCTCTTTCTTGATCTTCTCCCGCATTGCATCAAGACCCCCTGCTTCCTGTAGGGCTTTGTGGTTTGCTGCGGTGCGGTAAGTGAACTCGGCAGGGTTGGGAGAAACAAGCATCTGCTGCGCAAGACCTGGGGTCGTCATGGCCAATTCACTGAAGATTGCAAGCTTCTCCTCGAAATCCGTGTATTTCGACCTTGCAATGGCCTCTGAAGTGTTCAGACGCGATAGAGCGATGGCGTGCTGCATCTCCTCTTTCTGCTTCTTCAAGGCGGCTTCTGGATCGTCCCAGAAGGTCTTTGCCGCATCTTCGGCTGGCTTCGGTATCTTCGCCTCAAGCTCCCTCAGCCTTTGCTCAAGGGCTTGTCTCTTGCGGGTCTCGTCTGCGGCCTTGGCAAAAGCGGCCTTCTCCTTCGCCGTCATTTCCTCCGCCGGCTTCGCTTTGTCGGCAGCGGCCTTTTCAGCTTCGACTTTAACCTTGGCCTTATCGTCGTCCTTCTTTTCTTCCTCTTTCTTGATGAATTGCCCCGTCTCAGGATCTCGACCCTGGGCTTCCCACTCTTTCCTCTGAGCCTGACGCTTGACGCCTTCGTATTCGCGCTTCTTCGCCTCGACAGAGGCGGCTTTGTCGGCCTCGGAAGGTTCTGCCTCTGCTGTCTTTTCGACCGTTTCCGGTTCCTTCTCGGAAAGGATGTCGTCCATGTTTGTTGGGTCAGCCATTTGCTATCTCCTTCGCCCTTTCGCTGGCGGCGCG